TTGTCTATCAGAAGGGTGCAGGGGTTACTACTATCCAAGCTGCATCATCTGGCACAACTACAGTCGTGAGCGCAGGTGCGGTTGCTGCTGCTCCAGTCCTTGCTCGTTACAAGTCAGCAGCATGCATCAAGATCGCTGCTAACTCTTGGATCGTAGTCGGTGCAGTTGCCTAATGCTTCCTTCACTAATTGGGATCATCGCTTCTAGTGGTGGCGCAGCTGGCGGACTCAATGATTTTGAGTCTATTGCTACTGTAACTGCATCGGGTTCATCTGCAACCCTGCAATTTACTAGCATCCCTAGCACTTATCAGCATCTACAGATTCGCGGCATTGTCAAGAGCACAGCTGCAGGATCTAGCCTTATTGATGCGACATTGACATTTAACTCAGATACATCAAGCTCATACACGCGACACATCCTTTACGGCACAGGATCAAGCGCACTTGCTTATGGTGGAACAGCGGGAACAGCATGGTCTATTGGTGCTAATGACACACCTACTTCAGGCTACACAAGCATCTTCGGAGCACAAGTCATCGATGTCCTTGACTATGCTAATGTAAATAAATACAAGACAGTCAGGGCTTTGACAGGTGCAGATGTTAATGGTGCTGGAACTGTTGCGTTATCTTCAACAGTGTTTTTAAAGACAACAGCAATCTCATCTATTGAATTGGGTATGCCTTCAGGCAATTTTGCTTCTGGCACTACCTTTGCCCTATACGGATTGAAAGGATAGTTAGATGCCATCTACTTACACTCCGATTGCTACTACTACATTGGGTAGTAATGCTGCATCTTATACTTTTAGCAGCATACCTAGCACTTACACAGATTTAGTTATTATCTATGATGGTGTCGCAACATCTTCTCAGACCTTTAGTATCCAGTTTAATGGTGATACAGGAAGCAATTACTCAGACACTAACTTAGGTGGCGATGGTGGTGCAGCCTCTAGCAATAGAGACTCAAACATAACTTCTGCCAAGATGGGTATTAACTACTCAACAGGTCGCTCTAACTTCATCCTAAACGTCATGAACTACGCTAACAGCACTACCTATAAGACAGCACTATGCCGCTCTAATGCAGCTGTGGGTGAAGTCAATGCGCGTGTAGGTTTATGGCGTTCAACTGCTGCTATTACTTCTGTATTGCTAAAGATGGACAGCACATCTAATTTTGCTTCTGGTTCTACATTTACATTATACGGGGTGAAAAGTGCCTGATACATTTATCAAGATTGCATCCGTTACAGTCGGAGCAGGTGGGGCAAGCAGTATTTCATTCAGTTCGATACCTTCAACTTACACAGATTTAGTCGTAAAGTTATCGGCAAGAAGTTCTGGAGCTGTAAGCGACATGCTGATTTCATTCAATGGCTCAACATCTAACTTTACTTGGCGGCTTGTAGGCGGCAATGGATCATCGCCATTTTCAAGCACAGGAGCGGCTTCTTACGGTATGTTGAGCAATAGTTCAACGACAACTTCTAACACTTTTGCAAGTTCCGATTTATACATCCCTAACTATAATTCGAGCAACAACAAATCGGCATCTATTGATGCTGTAAATGAAAACAACGGCACAGCAGCCTCACAATACTTGGACTCAATTTTATGGTCTCAAACTTCAGCCATCACAAGCATCGGTTTTAGTATGTCTGGAAGTGACTTCGTTCAGTATTCCACCGCAGTTTTATACGGCATCAAGAACTCATAAGGAGAAACCAATGGCAGACACAAAGATCATCGTTAATTGCGAAACTGGCGAAACCTTAGAGGTAGAGCTAACCGCAGAGGAAGTAGCACAGCGCGAAGCAGATGCTCAGGCGTTCGCTGAGGCTAAGGCTCAAGAGGAAGCAGACAAGGCGGCTAAGGCTGCTGAGAAGGCTGCACTGCTGGAGAAGCTTGGCATTACCGAGGATGAAGCGAAGCTCTTACTTGGATGAAGGTAAAACTCTCTAAGGCTGCTGTCCAATTAAGAGAGCAGATCGATGACTCGTTCCCAGATCGTGACCGCACATCGGATGGTTGGATCGGTGATAGAAGACACGCTTCTCGCAAGTCAGATCATAATCCAGATGAGCTTGGTTGGGTACACGCCATTGATGTGGACAAAGACCTATTCAAGGGTGGAAAACCAGACATCATGGGAGATCTTGCTGATCAGCTTCGTACCTTATCCAAAAGTAAAACAGACAAGCGTATTAGTTACATCATTTACGATGGACGAATCTGCTCCAGAATCCTTAACTGGAAGTGGCGCACATACAAAGGGGCTAACAAACACTCTAAGCACATGCATGTCAGCTTTAAGAAAGAAGCTGCAAATGATGGTGCTTTTTTTCAAGTATCTATGTTAGGCGGAGAATAATGAAGATCAAGCACCCTGCATACCTAGCCGCTGGAGCGTTCCTTGCAGCTTGGGCATCATCCAACTTCGAGGCAGATTACCGCGCAATCTTGTGGGCTGTGCTATCTGGCATCTTCGGTTATGCGAGCCCTAAAAAGTGACACAGACAGATTTCTTTCAGCTCTACATCGCCACCATCGTTGCACTTGGCGGCTTGTCAGGCTTTGTCATCACACACTTACTAGCTGAGATCAAGCGACTCCATGCGCGTGTCGATGAGATCTATAACATCCTCTTAGAGCGATAATAAAACCATGGCAAGAAAAGCGACCAAGGCACTAGAAGATCAGGGTTACTCAAAGCTTGATGCTTATTGCATTGGGCTATTCGAGTATTTCCAGAGCCTTAAGAAGGCTGGCTTCAAAGAAGACATAGCGATGTTTATGATTACAGAGCCTCAAGCTTATCCGCATTGGATCTTGCCTGATCCTGTCGATCCAGAGAAGTTCGGCAATTACGAAGATGAGGATGACGATTAAGCGAATAGTCGTAGTCTCGGACTTACAAGTCCCATACCATGACAGGGTTGCAACTCGTAACCTTGCAAGCTTTATCAAGAAATTCAAGCCAGACCAAGTAGTTACCATTGGCGATGAGATCGATCTACCACAGATTAGCAAGTGGGAAGAGGGTCGCATGGGCAGCTACGCCCAGACACTAGACGATGACCGCAATGAAGCGGTCGATCTATTGTGGGAGTTAGGCGTAACAGATTGCATAAGATCGAATCATACGGATCGCCTGTATAACATCATCATGGCTAAAGTGCCAGCGTTCGGTGCATTGCCAGAGTTACGCTTTGAGAAGTTCATGAAGTTCGATGAGCTCGGTATTACCTTCCACAAGAACCCAATGCCGATTGCACCTAACTGGATTGCAGTCCATGGAGATCACACACCCATAAAGCCACAGGGGGGCTTATCAGCCCTAGAAGCGGCTCGTAGGCATGGAAAGAATGTCATCTCAGGACATACTCACAGAGCAGGGCGTTCAGCCTTCTCAGAGGCTTCTGGGGGGCGTATAGGGCGTGTCCTACATGGTGTCGAGGTAGGCAATCTCATGGACTTTAAGCAAGCTGCATACACCAAGGGCGTGGCTAACTGGCAACAGGCTTTCGCCATCATCTATGTGAACAAGGCTAAAGTGCAAGTGGATCTGATTAACATTGAGAAGGATGGAACATTCATCGTGGCTGGAAAGTCATACGGCAGACCTAGATAATCGTTATCATTTCGTTATCTAAATGTGCTTGATTAGTCTGTCATCTATGCAACACTAAGTCTGTGAGGGAAACTCCCGATCAGATAGGGCTAAGAATGGCAAACACAGACAAGCTGCTTCTTATCTGCATAGCTTTGATGGTTATCGGCTTTGCAGTGGCACTCTTTGATGTGCAGAAGCGCAGCTACGATAAGGGCGTAAGAGATGGATACCATCGTGGGCGTAGTTTCAAGGGGCAGGAATGAAAGCCAGTGAAATCCTGCTCACAGCCACAGACACGATCTCTCAGCGTGGGCTTTCATACGGTCATCCTACGGATAACATGCAACACACCGCAATGCTGCTTAGTGCATACCTACAAACACCAATACATGACTACCAAGTGGCAGGGATTATGGTCTTGGTCAAGCTTGCAAGGACTAATCAATCAGCACAGCAGATCGACACATGGATCGACATGGCAGCCTACGCCAGCATCGCAGGACAACTAGCCACAGAAGAGAGCGACCTTTATGTTTAATTTAGCCGATTACGAACCAGTCGAGGTGAGACTTGAGAAGTTTATTAAGGACTATCCATCATTCCGCATTGCAACAGAGCTTGAAGTGGTCGAGGCAACTCGATACATTGTTAAGGCTTATCTATTTAAGGATGCTAGCGATGGCGTTGCGTGGGCAA